CGGCCCCCAAGAGGCATACAGGTTGAAACGCTTGTTGTTCGTGCCAGCCAAATCCGATGGCAGGTCACTCAGCAGAGGAAACGAGGATGAAAGCGCCTCAAACACGTCGGACGGCAGAGCGTCCTCAATGACGATATGGGGAAACGGCTCAAGCACGACCCGTGCCCGGTCGGCGCGATCAAGGACTGTCGGAACTCTCAAGAGGGTATCGCTTTCACTCATTCTCGCGAACTCCAAGGCGTCAGCATTCAATAGCGCCCCCACGCATTCGCGACAATTGGGCACACCCGCATTGGCCTAGGTCAAATTCTGGGTGTTGGTTCCTCCGTCGCCCGCCTAGGCTCAAGCAACCGGTCCGTCCTCAACGGCTCCAGCGCATACAGCTGCACCAACGCCCAGGCGAGCAGGGCCAGCACCATGCAGACCAGGCTGCGCAGCACCCAGGACAGCTTCTCGTTGATGCCGCGATAGCGCTCGGCGCAAAGTTCCTCATGGGCGGCGATCTTCAGATAGGCGCCGGCCACGGTCTGGCGCTCGCCGCTCATCGGCCCGTCCCTCCGGGCAAGCGGCGCCACCACGGCGGGCGGGGCGCCAGGCGGGCGGCGGCGGCGCGTTCCTCGGCCTCGCAGGCCTCGACGATCCACAACATCGTCGCCTTGCGGTCGTTGGCGGTTTCCAGCCGGCCGGTCTGAGCGTCGCCGAAGGCCACCCACTGGCCGACGCTGTTGTCGGCCGGCGGCGCGGCGGGGGCGACCTCAGCGCGCAGCTGGGGCGGGATCCGGCCCGCGCAGTCCAGCGCAACGGGGATGGTCACGGTAGACGGCACGGCGGCACAGGCCGGCAAGACCAGCATCGCCGGCAGCGCCAGCAGAAGCGCCGGCGTCCGGCGCGGAGAGAATGTCATCACGGGTCTCCTGTTCGCGGACCTGCCGGTCCATGTCGCGTTGTCCCTGCCCCGCCATCGCCTCCAGCGCGGCGCGGGCGCTTCGGTCCGAGGCGCGGGCCATCTCGGCCCTGGCCTGCTGGCGCGCCGCCTCGCGCGCCCGGGCCTGGGCGCCGGCGTCCCGCCAGCCGTTCCAGGCCAGCCCGCCGACGAGCAGCACCGTCAGCAGCACGCTCAGCCCGACGATCAGCGGCCCGCCGAGCCGGCGAAGCATCTGGCCGGCCAGGGCGATGAGGCCGCTCACTCCACCACCTCCAGGTCGCTGTCGCCGCTGTCGCTGATCCTCTGTCGCAGGGTGCGGGACAGGATGATGCAGCCGCGCGAGGCGTCGCTGGCGGTGTTGTCGCCGTGGATCATGAAGGCGCTGCGGCCATGGGCGTCATGGCCGACCGGGGTCAGGTCCATGGCATGGGGTCCGACCCGGCGGCTGGTCCGGGGCGGCCCGATGCGCCAGCGGCCCCGGGGGATCGGCCCCTTGCCACGCACCGCCTCCATGGCCGGATTGTCACGGCCGTCGGCCAGGGCCGGGCCATCGCCGCTGTACCCCTGGCCCACGAGGGCGCCGTCGCGCAGCAGCCGGCCGCTGCGCTGGTGATAGGTCCACATACGGGTTCGTCCTTTCAGGAGGGTGGAGCCGCGGGCTCGGTGGCGTTGGTTCCGCGGATCAGGGCCCAGACCCCGCCGCCCAGGCCGCCGAACAGGCCGCCCAGCGACATCAGGTCGAGGCTCTGCCCGCGCAGCACCGCCACGAACGGCAGGGCCAGACCGCAGAGCAGCATCGGCAGGCTGTAGACCCGCCCGATCGCCCAGGTGCGGCCGTCAGGGCCGGTGAAGAGGTCGGTCAGGAGTTTGGGGGGAGTCATTGCCGGCCCGCCCGCCAGCTGGTTATGAGCGACTTGACCGCAGTCGCCATGACCGGGTCGCCGGTGGCGGTGTCGAGATGGACGTTATCGACCTGGAAGTAGCTGGCTTGATTGGCGACGTTCCACATGCCCGCGTTGGCGGCATCGTAGTGCCAGACTTGGCCGACGTGAGAAGCGGCGTACGCCTTCTGGGCCGCCCGGACGTATAGGTTGTCGCTTTCGGTGAAGCGCGCGGAGGACGGAAGGACGTCGGTCAGGAGCAGGTGTGCTCCACGAGCCCGGATTGGGTCCCACAAGGCGGATGTGTACTCACCTATAACTCGCGCTTTGTCAGAGGCGACCTCGTCGTAGTCATTGGTCACGCCACGCAGCAGAACGCCCGGGACTATGCCGCCTTCAAGACAAAGGTCGATGAAGACCTTGGCCCTCTCAAATTGATCCAGGAAGCCGCCGCTGGCCGCATCCTGGACAAACAGGCCGGCGCCATAGAGACCCTTTCCTCCGACACTTTCGATGCGCAGGAGGGCGTTCTGTTGGCCAACGCCCATGTAGCCGCTAGCGCTCAGTGCGTAGGTCCACTCGTTGGTCGCACGGGTGTCGTTGCTATCCCCAATGACAACAATTGCGTCGAGGATTCCGGGCATTGCGCCGGCAGCGAGAGCATACTGCTCCTTTAGCGCCTTGATTGCCTGCACCCGTTCGGCTTGGCCGACCTTGCCTTTCTTGCTCGCCTTGGCCGCAATCCGCATGTTGTTGCGGAAACTGGCGTGGGTGATGTCACGGGTGCCGTTGTAGCTCCCAAGACGCTCTGCCCGCCCTGCCCAGCCCGTCGTAGCCACACTGCGCTTGTACAGAGGCACCTGATCGACGCCGTATTCCTGCTCGCTCAGGCCGACACTGTTCCACCAGACCTGAAGGCCCAGGCCCATTCCGTTCGCGCCGTGCCGGCTGTTCGAATAGCCAGGCTGAGGCGCAAATTGGCCCTCTTCTGTTGAATTGCCGAAGGCGATAGCGAAGGTCGTGTAGGCGGTGCTCGGAGTGAGCCCGTTGTCAAAGTCCTCTCCGCACATGACGCCGTACGTGCCTGAGCCCGCGCCTCCGACGAACTCCCCCAGCACCAGCGTCGTCTTTCCAACGGAATAGTCCGCGGCGGCTGGGAAGACGGGATTGAAGTCGATGAGGCCGTCTGTCAGCCCCGCCATCGTGAAGCAATAGGTCTGGTCCAGCACGACGCCGCCTCCTGCTGCTGATCCTCGGCAGACCAACGAGCCCCAGCTTTGCACGGCCAGCGGCGACAGATCGCTGTCAGCCTGGACCAGGCGGATCGAGCCGATTTTGAGGGTACACGCATCGCCTGAGGTCGATGGGAGGATGCCGACCTTCTTGGCCGGATCTGCGGTGAAGGTATGAGTGAACTTTATCGCGGCGTTGGTCGGGTCGGTGAAGGTCACCCCGCTCTCGTCCGGGATGGCAACTATGGCGTAGTCTACGCTGGCGGTGCCCGTGGTCTGTCCCAGTCGGTAGTTTTTGGCACCCACGCCGCCGGTCGTCACGGCCGTGAGCTCCATCGTGTATGACTTGCCGCTGACAAGATCGAACGTGTCGCTACCGATAACTTCGAGCACATGACTGGTCGCCCCGAAGACAGCGAGGCAAGCGGTGCCAACACCCAGCGGACCATCCGCAGCAAAGCGCGTGAGCGCCGGATTCCCAGTGCTGCCATCAGTCCGGAGTTCGCCTGCCCCAAACGTGTTGGCTAGTGCCCGGTTCTGGCCAAGAGCCGGCGGGTGGCTACGGTAGGGAATATACCTTCGGTCAGTGAGTTCGGCGTCCATGGCGAACCAGAAGGTCCAGCCCGGCGGAAATTGCGTTGCCGCCAAGACTGACTGCTGTGCAGTTCGGACCGCACGAATGTCAGCGCCAAGGGGGCCAGCACCCAGGCCCAAGAATTTCGCCGATCCAGCGTTGTCCTTCTTCCAATCCATGCCCTTCCCAAAGGCCTGGTGGACCCCGAATGCGCCTTGGTCGGCCACAGCCTCCAACCCCGCAGCATCCGTGACGAAGTAAGGAGCTGCAGCGGCTTCGCCTGCAGCTTCGATCAGCCCAACTTGCGTCTCGCCTGCAGTATTGACTGCTGAAGTCGCCAGCGTCGCTTCGACCTGTACCTCGGCGACTGCAGACTCGCCGGCGGCCTCAATCAGCGAGATTTGCTCACTTCCGACCCCCACCACCTCCGCCCCCACATCCAGCCCCGCCACCACCTCCGCGACGAACCCCGCGTAGTCGCGGTCCGTCACCGGGTCGCCGGTTTCGGGGTCGAAGGTCAGGAGCATGCCCTTGCGGCGGGCGGCGTCCGGCAGGGGGCCCAGGGTGTCGCCCGGCGGGGCGGCGAGGGCGCGGGCCAGGTCGCGGCGCTGGTCCTGGGCGATCAGGGTCAGGCGGTCGAGGGCGGCCTCATGGGTTTCCGCCGGGAAGGCGTCGGCGGCGATGTAGTCGGCCGGCTGCACCAGGGCGGTGTCGGTCCACAGCACCAGGGTCTCGCCCACGGCGATGGCGCGCGGCGTCGTCGCCTGCACGGCCCCCGCCTCCCCTTCCCCCTCTCCTTCGATGACCAGCCCCTCCAGCGGGGCGCGGGCGCCGTCGCCGGCGATGACCACGGCGCGGACATCGGCCGCCTCCAGGACCCGGAACGGCAGCGGAAAGGGGCCGGATCCGCCGTCGCCGGCGAAGGCTGCGATGCGGGGGGAAGGCGCGGTGACGGTCATGGGCTTCCTCGAGGGCGCGGACGACCCGCGCGCCGGCGCGGGGCGCGGGCGGGGTCGATCGGCGTGGGCTGTGGGTGTTGGGAAAGCGGCTTTTCCGACCGGCGGCCCGCTCCCTTGGGGGCGCGGCGCGGCGGCGGGTCCGGGGGCGGGGCCGGCGGCCCCGAAGGCGGTTACGTCAAGACGGGGGGCGTCAGACGCCGCTTATCGAAGCGGCGAAACCATTATCGCACGCCGGGGCGTGGCAAGGCCTGATTAATGGTCGTTCGGGCGGCCCCGGAGAAGAAGCGGGCGTCCCGTCCGCCCCCGGTCAAGGCAACTCGACAATCCGCTCTGGCCGCTCACGACGGGCGCCATTTGTATGGCCCCAGGACCTCAGCGGCTCGATGCGATCGGGGTCCGCCTTACCCTTGGGGACATATATGATCATGCCTCCGTTCCAGGCGCAGTCGGACCGACCCGGCTCGCAATCCGCGCCCTCAACGGCGACGGACAGCAGTTCGTCTGCCGGAGAAAACAGCATGGCCACCATCGAGGCCCCTGCGTGAGGTCGTTGGCTCCAGACCAGTCTATGCCCGGTAATCGTCTGCTCCAGGACAGTCCGCGGCATCGCCATCCCGTCCCCAAGCTGTTCAATGAGCGGGGCTTTGTAGAAGTGCCATCGCTGATAGCCGTTGAAGAAGCGGGGCAGCTGCCGATTCCAGAGGCTACGCTCGATCGTCGCGAAAACCTCATCACCCGCCCTGGAGGGCAGCTGGACGTAGGTCCCGGGCAGGACCGCCTCGCCGGCTGGCGGCGGGACCGACCACACCCCGGCCGGCGGCAATGGCGCCGGTCTGGGCGCGGTTGGGCAGGCAATCGGCCTCTCGCAACTCGCCGTCGCCAGGAGGGCGACGGTCAGCAGAACGCAAGACAGAGGGCCGCGCATGTCCCAACTCCACATTGATCGCGAGAAACAAAACGGGAACTTCTCGGATGCGTCAAGGCTTCTTTAGTCTGGACTGCGGCGCAGAAGCTGGCTCTTTGGCGGCGGTTTTGGGTTTCAACAGGCCTTCATCAATATCCTGCTTCAGAAGGGCCGCATCCCTCCGACGCCGATCCGGCGAGATATCTCCGAAGCTCAGCAACTCACTGTGCGCCGCAGGCCAGTCGCCGGTCGTGACGGGACCCCAGAACCGCGGAGCCTTTTTACCCGGGTTCGACGTCCCATGTTGCAGGAAGACCGACAGGAGAACGGTCTGGGTGCGCTTGGGTAGGGACTCGAACGGCCCGATTTTCGAGTCTGCATCAAACTTCTCGGCCAGCCGTTTGAGTTCGCGGCTGTGTGATGCCTCATCAAGCTGTCGCGCCTCTTCCGGCGTCACCGTCAGAGGCCTGCCCTTGCGTTTGTTTTCCGCAAGAAGAGCGGCGCCACCGCTGCGAAGGCCGATGTAGGGTTTCAGCTTGGCGAGAAGAGCCGGGTCGAGGCCCCATCCCTCGACCTCGGACAGCGACCTCTGCCCAAGATCGACACCGCTTGCGATGGTGACACCGCTGTGGTCACCCTTCACGCCGGGCCCGATCGGAATGTATCCCTCCGTCCTTGGCGGTTTGGGAGGGCCGCCTTCCCACTGCGGGCCATTCTCTTCTGCCTGGATGTACGCCCAGTCGATCTGAGGTCCGGGTCGGGTCGGAGCCATTCGGTCGTGGAAGCGGCCCAGGGCCGCCTCCGCCAGCCTGTCGAGCTCATTGGGCGCATCCTTCTGCATCTTCTCGAGCAGCGCCCTTTCCTTCTTCGACATGAGCAACCGCTCGACCAGCCGGTCGATAAATCCGCCGTCTTCCCCGCTCCAATCAGCACGGATCACCTCAGCTGGGTCGACCTCTGGAAGCCTCCTGCGGGCCTGCTCCCAATCCGGCCCGCCAACTCTCGCCAACTTCTGAAGACCGCTGAGCCGGCTGAAATCCCACCCGTCCAGCCCCTCCAGCAGGCCTGTCAGATCCATCTCGGCAAAAGCCTCAGTCGACCTCAGCGCGGTCCCTTCGACCGCACGCACGACCCTCGGATCGGAGCCTTTCCACGGCGCCTCAAAGCGGCTTCGGAGTGCGGTCTTCTGACGCGCGGACAGGGCGGTCCAGACCGCTCCGGGCACGGCCGTCCAACCACCCACAATAACCTCAGGGTCAAGGTACGGCTCGACCGCGCTCCAGGCTGAACCCTCCTGTTCCTCGCGGCGCTGGCGCGCGCTTCGCCAGGCGCCGATAGCCGCGCCACGATAGGCGGCCTGCCGGTCTGGAGCCCCACCGGCCAGCGCTTCGGCCCGCGCCAAAAGGCCATCAAGATCATCTTCGACCGCGTGATGCTCGGCGGCCAGACGCTGGACCGCCTGACCCGCCTCCTGACGGGTCTGCTCGGTTTCGACCTCCAGTCGCAGGCCGTCGCGGACCGTCGGATCCAGCAACTCGCCTTCATGGTCCAGCAGGGTCGCGGCGCGCTTGGGATTTTCGGCCAGGGCGTGTCGAACACGCCGCACGATTGCGCCGTTAAGCAAGCCGCGACGACCGAGATCGATTGCTTCGGGACTCGCTCCCATTGCGGCCAGCCGACCGGTCAGCTCCCCGATCGCCGACCCCAGAGCGGCCCGGGCCTGGTCCGGCGCAAGGTCGGCCAGAGCGACATACTCCTCGACGCCGAGCGCCTCGCGATCCTCAGACAGCTGCCTTGCTATGGCCTGCTGCTCCGCCGCTACGCGGCCCGTGGCCGCCGCCGCAAAGCCGGCTTCGCGCGGCCCGGTCAACAGGTCGAAGGCGGCCCGCGCCGCCGGCTCCAGGCCCTCGCCCGCCACATCCCGCGACCGCGCCACGGCCGCAACATCAGCCTGCGGACGCTCCAGCTGCTGCCGCCGCCAGTCCACGTCCCGCGTCTTGGCCTTGACGACATCACGCTCGGACGACGGGTCGTGCGGCTCCTTGAACGCCTGGGCGCCATCGACGATCGCCCCGCCGGCCCTGGCGGCCTGCGCCAGCATCCGCCAGTCCTCGCCCCCCGGCGGCTGATAGGCGCCCGCGTAGTCCAGCGTCTGGACCCGCGGCCCGCCGCGCGACTGGTATCGTGGAATGATCGGCATCTACCAGCCCCTGCCCTTGTTGGATCCCGGAGCGCCCCAGTTGCCGGGGTTGCCCCAATTGTAGTGCGACAGCCGCCCCAGACCCCGCTTGCCGAACAGCTGCTGCATGCCGCTGACCTGTTCGGCGCCCAGCAGATCGGCCTGGTTGTCCAGCTCGGTCATCTTCAGCCGGCCCTCGTAGCGCTCGGTCAGGGCGTCGAGCTCGGCCAGGGCCGCGTCCTGCGCCATGATCAGGCCGTTGGAGCCGCCTGCCCCCGTGCCGCTTTCGGCGATCGCCGCCCGCTGCGCGCCCAGCAGCTGATCCGACTCCCGCCGCATCGCCTCCTGCCGCATCGCGCTCTGGTCACCGACCGTTCGGGCGTTGTCGCGCGCCGCCTTGCTGGAAAAGGCCCGCTGGGCGGCGCTGGCCTGCCCGTCGGCCGCGCCGCCGGCCACCCCGGCGACCGAGTTCACGATGTTCAGGACTGCGCCAACCCAGGCCATGCCCGCTCCTTCTTGATGAATGCCCAACGCTCGGCGTCGCCGCCGCCTTCACAGAAGGCGCGCATGCGGCCTTCCGGCTCGAACCCCAGCAGCCGCGTCCAGCGCGCCGCCGGGGCGAAATCCACCGCCGTCACCGCCTCGATCCGGCGAAACGGCGCGGTCTGGAAATAGCGGCCCACCGCCCGGGTCGCGGCCAGCATCGCCGGCCCCGCGTCCTGGGCCAGCAGGGCCCAGGCCTCGCCCCGCCCGCCGCCCCGGTCGATGACCCCGCCGCAGCCGATGACCCGCACCCCGCACAGCAGCGTCCAGGCCATCCCGCCGGCTTCCAGCGCAGCCCCGGCCTCCCCGTCGATCCGCCCACGCCAGGCCGCCTGGGCCGGCTGCAGGGTCAGGGATTCAAGATGCGCCGCCCGGAAGGGAACGACCTCACCCCTCATAGGTCACCAGCTCCGGATAGAGCCCGATCAACGTGAACGGGAAACCGTCATCGCCCTCGAAGGCGATCGTCGCGGCCCCGTCGTAGCCGCCCGGAAAGGTCATCGCGACATCACCGCTGGTCAGCGCCGGCGGACCATCCATCGCCTCGCCCGCCCGCCGATGCTGCAGAGGATCGCATCGTCCTGGCGCCGGCCCGAACCGCCCGCCCAGGCTGTCCAGCAGCCGCACGGTCAGCCCATGCACCCGCTTGATCCGCCCCTGGGCGCTGCCCGCCGCCGCCCCGGCCTCCAGCGGCATGATCTGGCCGGCATAGGGCGCCGCCAGCCCGACAACCGCCTTGCCGGCCGGGGCCTGCAAGGTGATCGCGCCGCCGTTCACCACCCGGTCCGGATGGGCCGCGCCATCGGCCTTCACCGTGACGTTCATCCCCTCCAGATGCTCCAGCCCCGACAGGGTCGTCGTCGGCGCGCCCTCATAGGTCAGGGCGCTGGCCGCATAGATGCTCAGCGCCTGGTCGTCGCCGGCCTCGTACTCGGCCGCCATCACCTCGACATGGCGCCGCGTCTCGCCATCGATCTGCCGACGGACGATCAGCCAGACATCGTCCCTGCCGCCATCCGGCGACGGCACGACGGCCACCGACTCCACCGCCCCCGCCAGCAGATGGCGCCGCCAGGCGAACACCCTGTCCTCCAGCTGCAGGGTCAGGGCCTCCAGCCCGCCCTCGGCGGTGACGCACCAGACGCTCTCATGCGGCGTCTGCTGCCAGGCCATGGCGATCACCGGGGCCATCAGCCCGCGATACTTGTTCAGATCCAGCGCCTCATAGCCGTCCTGGGCCGGGACCAGCATCCGCAGACGCCGGCCCAGTTTCTCGACGAACACCACGCCGGCCCCGACCTGCACCGGCTCGACCCCGACCCCGCCCCAGGCGGTTTCCGGATCCTGCTGGGTGTTGCCCGGGCCATAGGGACTGGCGCTGGTCTGGGCCTTCAGGCTGTGCTCGCCGCCGCCGGCCCCGATGAACAGCACCGACCGGGTCGGCGCCGCCCATTCGATCGGATTGCCCTGCGCCGACTGGATGGACAGCACCACGGCGCTGTCCGGCAGCACCTCGCCATGGGTCCGCGCCTCGAAGTTGGCGAAGTCCCCCGCGGTCGAATGCCAGACCTGCTGCCCCCGGAACCAGCTCAGCCGCTCCCGGAAGAAGCAGACATTGTCCGGCCAGCCGGCGGCCGGCGACCAGGCCCCGAAGGCCCAGCGATGACTGGCCTGCGTCGCCAGCTCGTCCGGCAACCGCGCCAGCACCTCCGCCGTCGCCACCGTCCCGCTGGTCACGCCGGTGATCCGCACATGGCCATAGCCGGAGTGCAGATATTCCCACTCCACCCCGATGGAGCCGACCGCCCCGTCGCCCTTCTGCTCCTCGCCGGTGCCGTCCCAGTATTTGCCGCGGGTGTGGACCGGCAGCTCCTCGCCGCAGATCGCCGGCTTGTCGCTGGTGTCGACGGGCCCGACCTGGGTGCAGAGGTAGTGACGCCAGTCCGCCCGCCGCCGGTCGCCTACATCGGTGGTGGTGCGCACCTGCCAGGCCCGCACATCGGCGCCATCCTTCAGCTCCAGCTCGAACAGCCCGCCGACATGGCCCGCCTCAAAGATCCCGCTGCTCGCCGTCAGGGTCACCGTCCCGCCGACCGTCAGCGTTCCCGTCGCCGAAACCTCGATCGCCTCGTCGGTGTTGGCGTCCCGGAACGGCCCGCCCCTGGCCTCGAACGGCTCGAGCACCCAGTCCAGATTGGCCAGGCGCTTCAGCACCCGCGGCGCATGGCCGGCGCAGGCCAGGTAGACCACATCCCCCGACTGCTCGAACCGCACGCCGAAACTGCCGTCCGCCCGCGTCAGGTCGGCGGCCAGATAGGGGCTCTCGATCTCGAAGATCTCGTCCTCTGCATCAACCAGCCGCCCGCGATTGCGGAAAAAGCGGATATAGCCCGGCCCGAACTCCAGCACGAAGGCGTCGGCCTGGCTGAACACGAAGGGCGCCAGCCAGCAGCGCATCGCACTGTCCTTGACCGCCCCGACGAAGACACTCCCCGCCGCCCGCTGCAGGGCGCCCTGCACGCGGGGAATGAGGTTGTCACAGCGGACCAGGCCCGACTGCCACTTCTCCAGGTCCGGCCGTCCCCCCAGCAGCGGAGACAGCAGCCCGGCGTTGAAACTGGTGATGGCGGGATTGGCTTTCATGTCTCTCCTCTCAGGTCCTCCCCCATCGGGGGAGGGGGACCGCGCGAAGCGTGGTGGAGGGGGTCCCCACCAGCGGATCCGATGGCTAAAGTCTGGCCAGCACCCAGCTGCCGTCCGCGGCCGCTTCCGGCGCCGTCTCGATGGCGTTGACCCGCACCGCCTCGCGCACGGCCAGCTGGTAGTCGCGCAAGGCCGCCTCCTTCTTCCCCGACGACTGGGTCAGCTTCTCCGCCAGATCGAAAGCCAGGCGGCAGGCGACCGCCTCGGCGAACAGCGGGTCCCAGCCGGCCACGTCCTCGGCCCGGCGAACGTAACGAACCTCCAGCGGCGCAGCCGCATCGGTCAGGACCCTGCCGCCTTCCAGCGCAAAGGCCGGCTGCGAGCCACCCCGATAGTCGGCCAGTCCCGGGGTCACGGCCACGCCGCCGACCTCGAGCAGCCGCAGACAGTCCGTAGGCAGAGGAAACTGCCGGGCATAGCCGAAGGCCGGCGCCGTCGCCTCGGCGCTCAACCGCGCCCTGGCCATGGCGAAGTGCCAGCGGTTGGCCCGCAGGCACAGGTCCCGCACGTCGGCGAACCGACTCTTCAGCCAGCGCGCCCGGTCATCGGGATCATCAAACGACAACACCGCGCCCTGGCCAAGCTTGCCAAGCGCCGCGTTGCCGACCGCGGTAGGAGATGTGGGCATCTGGGCTTCCGTCTGTGGAGTTCAGGATCCTCCCCCATCGGGGGAGGGGGACCATCGCCGCAGGCGATGGTGGCGGGGGTCCCCACCGCCGGTAGCGGACCCCCTCAGTCACCCCCTTCGGGGGCGACAGCTCCCCCGAGGGGGGAGCAACTAGTACCCGCCGGTGAACCGCACCCGCAGGCTCACCGTCCCCGCCGCCGTCCCGACCGTCGCGCCGGTGAAGGCCACGTCGTAGTCGACCTGCGGATCGGCGCTGAGACCCAGCAATTCCCACAGCCGCTTCTCGATCTTGGCGATATCGGTGGCCGCGCTCTCGAACACGACATCCGTGCCCGTGATGCTGGCGCTGGCCAGGCTGATGGCCGAGGCGAACAGGTCGGCGTCGATCACCGCCCCGCCATCGTCGGCGGTGCGATAGAGGCCAAGGTCGAACCCCGTCCCGCCGGTGATGGCGTCATTGAAGACAGTCAGCTGGCTGACCCGGTCCGAACTGCGCAGCCGAGCCATACGGTACACAGAGGTGTCGTCATCAGCGGCCGCGATCTCGACCGTCCCCACCGCCTCGAACAGCGGCCCCCGCACCAGATGGGCGGGACTGGGCACGCGCGGACTGGCGTCACGGTTGGAAACGGCGGTGGATTTGGTGTTGGCGATGGGCATGAACGGATTCCTGAGTTGGTCCTTCTCCCGCTCGCCGGGAGAAGGTGGCGGCCGCAGGCCGACGGATGAGGGCAGCGCCAGCCTCGGAGGACTAGCCATGTTCTGGCGCGTTCAGCGCCGTCGAAATCGTCTCAGGCCGGTGCTGCCCTCATCCGGCCCGCTGCGCGGTCCACCTTCTCCCGACAAGCGGGAGAAGGGGCCGGAGTAGTCATCAGCTCTCGGTACAGAGCACCTCGACGACCTTCTTTTCCTCGGTCCGTGTCGCCCCGATGGTCACCGAGCCGGTCACCTCCATCGGGTTACCCTCCAGGTCGCGGCGCGGGCCGATGTCGGTGGCCACGTCCGACCAGATGCCCAGGTGCATGCCGCTCCTGGCGTAGATCGGCACCCGCCGGTTCGCCCCCGACAGGGTCAGCCGCTCGCAGTGGACGAACTCGATGCCCAGGAAGCGGGTGATGATCCCCTCCTTCAGCACCGGCCGGTCGCCACCGTTGTAGTCGGCGCTGGTGATCTCGATCTCGCCCAGCAGGGCGTCGTGCTGCACCGAATTGACCACACAGATGATCGGGTCGTTGGCCAGGTCGACCTCGTTGGCCATCAGGATCTTCTTGGCCGCCCGCAGCTTCTCGAACGTCAGGCCGACGCCGCCGGCCGTGATCTGCTGGCCGGCCGGAAAGCTGGTCGTCGTGCCGCCCTGCTTGCCGGTCCGCGCATCAGCGAAGAAGGCGCGGATGATCTCGTCGTCGATGCGCCGGCCGAGGCTGGCGGTGCAGGCCTGGACCAGCGGGTTCTGCGGGTCAGAGGCGGTCTGCAGCAGGTCGATGTTGTCGACGATGTCGCTCCAGTCGAAGAAGCGCGGATAGGCCCAGCGCCGGTCGACCGGCGTGTTGGAGCTTTCCTTGGGCACGGCCCGGCCGGTGCGCTCGCGCGCCTCGGTGACGCCGTACTGGTCGACCGGCGAGGCGCCTTCGCCCTTGTGGCTGCCGACCATCACATGATTGCGCAGCTTCGAGCCGCGCTGTTGCAGAAGCAGGCTCGCCGTCTTGGCGAACTCGATACGATACTGGGCGGAAAAATCCGTCATCTGATCTCCGATCTCAATAGGGTTGGGATCGGCTTGTCCGCGCAGGCGGGTCCGTGATGTGGGGTGCGCTGTCGACGGCGGCGGCCCTTGGCTCCTGGCCCGGCCCCGCGCTTATCGAAGCGGTAGGTCTATTATAGTCGATTTCCCCCGCAACAGCAGTTTTCCGCGCCGCCCCTTGCCGCCGCGCCCCGGCGCTCCAGCTTTTTTGCTTACGCTGTAAACAGGAGCCATGGGGACCATGCTCGACACCCTGCTGCGGGCCGCCTACGGGCTCAATATCCTGATCCTGCTGCCGGTCGTCGGCTCGATGCTGGCCGGCGCCAACGGCCCGACCGTCCAGGCCTTCCAGCACAGGATCGCGGATTCGCCCGGCCTGCGCCTGCTGGTCGCCAGCCTCTGGGCCGCCATCCTGCTCTGCTCTGTCCTCGGCCTGGCCCAGCCACGCGCCTTCGTCGGCGTCCTGCTGCTGCAGATCATCTACAAGAGCCTCTACCTGACGCTCTTCATCCTGCCCCTCGTCCGGTCGGAGGGCTGGAACGCGGCGCCCTGGGGCATAACCCTGAGCTTCCTCCTGATCATCGCCCTCTGGCCCGGCCTCATCTGGGCCGCCTGGACCGTCCGCTGACCGCACTCGAAGAACCGCCGTTGCCCATCATTCCCCTCTACGCCGCCGCCCTGGCTGTCCTGTTCATCCCCCTGTCGGTCCAGGTCATCACCGCCCGGCGATGCGGGGATCGTCGACCTTCCGGCCCGGGAAATCCCCGCAATCCAGAGGAACCATAGCGCCCGACGGACATTTTATCTCCGACACCCAACGCCGGCGAGGATGCGGCCTCCCGCCCCGCCCGCCGGCCCGTTCAAGGAGTATTCCCATGAGCAAAGAAGCCATCGAAGGCGCCGTCCAAAAAGGCGTTGGCTCCGTTAAGGAAGCCGTCGGCAAGGCCACCCACAACGACAAGCTGGTCGCCGAAGGCCTGGCTGACCGCGCCGCCGGCACGGTCAAGGAAGGCGTCGGCAAGGCCAAGGACGCGATCCACGACGCGACCAAATAGGCCTCCAGGCTTCAGCACTCTCGAAACGGCCGCCAGCCCCCGCTGGCGGCCGTTCTTGCAGGCGCCGACGGAGCGGACCCTGCGAGAGACGCCGACCGGCTGACCCGCCCTACTCTTCGCCGCTCGCGATCCGCGTCAGCCGCGACCACTCCGCCTTCTCGTCGGCCCCGCCCGCCATCCAGCGGGCCTGCCAGGACTGGTCGCGACGCAGCGAGGCGATGCGACGTTCGGCCTGCTCGCGGCTCATGCCGAAGCCCCCGCGCCCCTCGCCGTCGATGAACCGGTCTTCGGCCAGCCCCTGTCCGATCTTCGCGAACAGTTCGACCGTTCGCCGCGTGCCCAGCCCGGCCTCGATGGTCGCCATTTCCTGGCGGGACAGGCCGAAGGTCAGCGCCCCGCGCCGGAAGGTCTCGGTGTTCTGGGCGAAGCGCGGCCCCCATTCTCGTTGCAGGTCGATCCAGTCGGCCTGGCTCTGCGCCTCGAAGGCCGCCTGGTCCGCCGCCTGTCGCTCGCCGACATAGGCGTTCCACTTCTCGGCCAGGGCCCCGGCCCGCGCCTTGCCCACCCCGGCCTCGAACAGCCACTCGGCCGCCTGGCCCGAGAACTCCGGATCGGCCCCGGCCAGCTCGCCAAAGCCATAGTCGGCCGCCGTCTCCGGCCGCCCCAGCGCCGCGAACGCCCGGTCATAGCCCTCCGCGTCATCCTCACTCGCCGGCAGCGGCACACGGCCCGACGACATCATCCGCTCCAGGGAGGCGAAACTGGCCCCCAGGGCCTGCACGTCCTTGAAGCCCTTGCGCTCCATGTAGCCGCGCGTCGCCTCGTTGGTGAAATGGTCCAGGAAGCCGGAACCCGTTGCGCCTCCCTCGGGAGAGCTGGCAGCGGTGACG